CACCGACAATTTCTTCACCAACTGTGAAGTCTCCCGAACCGCCAGCATCCATAACCAACTTAATGGAATTAGCAAAGGCAGTTTCGATAGCATCAATCTCGGCAACGCCAGTATCAATTTTTTCGTCGCTGTATTCAAACAGTTCGCACTGACATTCCCAAACATAACCCTTACCTAACTGATAGAAAGGTCTTTCTGCTTCTACAAACTTAATCTCAAACAAATGTTTTGTTGTTGGAAACCAAATAAGGTCACCCTCATTAGGACGACCCTCCACATTTAATGCTGCATTATCATCTACCTTCTCAGTAAATTTAGTTCTAGAGAAGATAAAGGTTGTCTTATCTTCAATACGAACACCAAACTTACTTAAAAGTTCTCCTTGACCTTCCCACCCATCTACATTATTAACATATGCTCTGATAGAAAGTGCTTGTGTGAAATTACTACTTTCTACTTCTTGAAAGATCGTGTCTTTATTTACGTATGTTCTGGGTAGATAATAGATATCTTGACCATAGAGTTCAATACTCTCGATGATCAGATTTCCCATAAACATTTGTTCCTGGGAAGAACCATTTAGATTTAGTCGGCAACTACTAGTGTAGTCCGACTGAATGCAATTTTCTGGGGGATCGTTTCTATAAGTCATATCAACCGATTAAATCCATTGGAGGGAGTTCGTAAGTCTTGCGAATATCTGCTTCAAGATCTTTCTTGAACTGACTCGCATCTTCGAGAATCTGGCGACCATTCAGAGTCACACCACCAAGCATTTGAATTCCATCATACTTACTGAGGTTGCGACCCCATTGCTGTTGGAATAATGATTCTACATAATCTTTCAACCAGGCATCATTGTACATTGCAGTGTATGTATCAGGGTCTTGACGCATCAAAACTTCTACCACAATTTGATTGCCTGCTTGTAAATTTGCCCAATCAAAATCTAAATACAATCTTCCTTGATATTCATTATATCTAACTCTACGATTTCTATCTGAGTTTGTGACCCAATCAAGAGTCTCAAGATATTGTGAAGTCATAAAGTAATGTAGGATATGTCCATGCGTCATTGCATAGATATCATTCAAGAAAATCTGATACTTAATATTAAAAATATTACCAGGAGTTACACTAGAAGCACCAATCTGACTATAGACATGATTGACTGCCAAGACTCCAGGGGGAAGTGATACATATTCATTTCCTTCTGTCCAATCAGTAGAACCTAAAGCACTACCAGTTTTAGCCGCAGTTTTAATCGCATCGGTTACTTCAATTTTGATGAATGCTTTGTAACTGCCGTTATATGCAAACTCTTGATAGTAATCGATTGCTTCTTCGATTAGGTCATCCAACTGCTCATCACATACATTGATATCAATAGCAGGAAAACCTAATCTACGAAGAGCGTAGTTTTTTAACTCTGTTTTAGAAGCGGGTCTTGTAGCGGTCATTTGTTATCAGGCGAATGAAGTGATTGTTAATGTAGAAACATCTCCAGCAGATACTGTCTCAGTCTTCTTAAAGAATCCGTCAACAGTGTCAACAGTAACTGAACTTGCACCAACAGCAGTGATAACACCTGTGGTGCCTGATGTACTGCCTGTGACAGTATCTCCAACTGCCATCTCAGTAACAGCAGAGACATCGATAGTAGCGTCTCCGCCACCACCTGTGATTGTAATAGTCTCACCAACAACATAACCAGAACCATCACCATTGATAGCAACTGCAGTGATAGCACCACCAGATGCAGTGATATCTACTGTTAATCCAGTGCCACTACCGCTTGAGGTGGTAGCGACTCCAGTAGCAGTGTTATACAATGTGCCACCAGCAAGAGAAGCATTGTTAAGCGCAGTCACGTCACCAGGGGTAGGATCACCAGACAGATTCAAGACAAGAGTTGTAGTAGTTGCAAGATTGTTGAGCATTGCTGTGAGTTGAGCAAATGCATTATCAAGTTTATCTTGAACTCTTGCTTCAGTGTAGTACTGGTTAGTTCCTTCAGAAAGATCAGAAGTAGACTTCTCTGAAAGATCGAGGTTACTACCTGTAGCAGCAGCAACTCTTAAGTTAGCGCGAGTATCTGCACGAGTATTAGTGAAGTACAGATTTGTGGAACCTTCAGTTACATCATCAGTATCTTTACTTGCAAGACTTGTATCAAATCGTGCTTCTGTGTAGAAGATGTTAGTAGAACCTTCTGTTACATTGTCGGTATTAATGTCTGCCTGAGTGACGCTCAGAGCACCTGCACCGCTAAGTTCAATACCTGTACCATATGTGAAGTGTGTACGGGTCCTAGCAGCGGTTGTAAAGAGGTTTGTGGAACCTTCTGTTACATTGTCGGTATCGATGTCTACCTGCGTTACAGTAAGCGTATAGGTGCCTGCTGCGTCATTGTATGCTTTGGTGATACCTGTGCCAGCAACAATAAGAGCATTAACTCTATCATCGACACGCTCATTCGTGAAATATAGATTAGATCCTTCGGAGAGATCTCCAGTATCGTGATTGCTAATATCAGATACTTGACCAGTGACATTACCAACTAATGCTGCAGTAATAATTCCAGCAGCAAAGTCGCCAGATGCGTCACGAAGAACAAGGTTGTTTGCTGAGTTGCTTGCTGTAGAAGCAACGTTAATGGTTGGGTTACCAGCAACACCATCAGCATTCGTCAGTGTAATACCAGAAGATGCTGTGACAGCGAGTGTACGCTGAGCATATGTGTTAGCAGCAGTCCTGGAAACAAAACCAGTTCCTGCCATAGCGGCGAGTGCAGTAATGTCTGCGTCAACATATGTCGTAGTGATTGTAATATCACCAGCACCATTAAACTCAGCATCACCAGCAACAACACCAGCAACTGCAATATTTCTTGCTGTTTTGAGTGTATCAGCAGTAAGAGCATTACCTTGAATACCAGCAGCAGCACCTACACCAGAAGCAACTGTGATGATATTTGCAGCAAAGTCTCCACTACCGTCACGAGCAACAACAGTAGTTGCAGTTGCCGCAGAAGCAGTTGTCATGCTGTCCAGAAGGTCAGCATTGAGGTTGTTAATCTTAGTCGTGTTAGGAATGACTAGAGCAGCACCAGAAGCAACCTGGGAGATGATTTGACCATCTACAGTCAGAGTGCCGTCAATGTTGGCGTTAGCATCAACATCGAGTGCAGTGCCAGCACCAGTAAGATTCAAACTACCAGCACGAAGGTTGCCGTCAGTACCTGAAAGAACTTCTGATGAATTGGTTGCGTCTACTACGAATGCGAATTGGTTGGCGGATCTATCGTATCCGAAGAAACCAACTTTCGCAGAGCTGTCGTAATAACGGAACTCAACACCACGGTCCTTACCGTCGTTAGTTGTCGGTGCTGTGTCACCACCCACAGTAATAATAGGGTCATCGAGAGTTGTGACCGTAGAATTAACAGTAGTCGTTGTTCCATTAACAGTAAGGTTTCCAGTAACAGTAAGGTTAGACTCGGCAGTTACGTCACCGCCAACATCCAGGGTTCCACGAATATCAGTATTGCCATTGTCCGTATCTACTGTGAACTTATTAACAGAACCAGCAGTCTGGATTGCAAAGGTCTTATTGTCTGCAGTAATAGTAACATTATCATGCGTTACTAAAGCACCAGAAATGTCTGCACTATTATTAAGATCAAGAGTACCAGTCAGTTCAGTGTTGCCATAGACTCTTGCAGCACCACCAACAGCGAGGTTTCTTTGGACAGCAGCACCACCAGTAAGTCTTAGAGCACCATCAGCACCATAACTACCTGTCAGAGTTTGCTCGGTGTTGTTAGTAAGTGTGACAATACCAGATGCACCCAAGGTGTCATTAATCTGAGTTGCATCACCAACGGTCAGTGTGCCAATGATGTTTGTGTTGCCATTGTCTGCATCAACACCAAACTTCTCTACAGCAGATCCATTTCTGATGGAGAAGACTTCATTAGAAGCATCAACAATCAGAGAATCGTTAATAGTTGTCTGACCTTGAACAACTAATGTACCGTCAGTTGCGATGTTACCTGATGCAGAAGCAACAGTCATCTTATCCGTGCTACCACTTCTAACAGCGAAGTTGGCATCAATATCAACAGTACCGTTAAACTCAGAGTTGCCTTGGACTAACAGTGTCTGATCGAATGTAACAGCATTGCTAACATCCAGAGTATTTGTAATCTCAGTTGCACCATTAACATCCAGAGTGCCATCGATATAGGTGTTACCAGTTACATTATCAACGAAGAATCTATCCGTTGTACCGTCTCTAACAGCAAAGTCTGCATCAACATCCAGAGTGCCATTGAAGTTTACGTTATCTTCAACCAGAAGAGTGCCTTCAATTGTTGTATCACCAGTTGCACCGATAACAATGAACTTCTCAGTATCACCACTTTCTTTTTTACCAACAGAGAATCTTTCGCCAGTTCCAGTAGCACCAACATACAGGGATTTCATAATACCTGCACCACCGTGTGCTTTTAGGGTGGAGAAGTTGTGAGATGCATAAGAAGGAGATGCCTGATAAGTGTCACCGAAACGACCTCTGTATCTAACTCTCAACCAGTTAAGTCTAGATTCAGTCTCTGTCGCACTATCCTTAACTTCAATAGCGCCGTTAACATGGAGTGTGCCATCGATTAGAGCAGATCCTGCAACATATGCACCACCATCAACTTTCAGAGATCCATAGTCATTAGACTGAATCTCCCATATACCAGTGCTGCCATTCTTAGCAGTGGTGATATCGTTAGTGCTTTCGGAGTGAATGTTACCAGCGATTGCAACATCGCCGTTAGCATCAATATTATTAGAGAATGTTGCAACATCTGTGACACCTAATGTGCCAGCAATAGTTGTGTTGCCTGAGGCAGCAACAACATTAAACTTATCGGTATTGACATTGAGGTTTCCAGTTACATCCAGAATACCAGCAAGAGATCCGTTACCAGTTGTAGATTGGAATTCAATCTTGGTTGTGCCACTACCATTGTTTAGTTGCAGTGTCTTAGAAGCACCTTGGATGACCATGTTGTCATCAAAGCGAGAGGTGTTATGAACACGCAATGTGCTGTCAATATCAACCAGACCGCCGATGTTTACATCTTGAGTAATACCAACACCACCAGCAACTACCAAGTCGCCAGTTGTATTAGTAGTTGAGTTAGTGCCTGTTGTAAGTTTTACGTTACCTGCAATGATACCAGAGTCAGTACCAGTAAAGACTTCAGCAGTATTTGTAGCAGCATGAAGGAAACGATATCCACCGCCATGACCACCCAAATCAGTGTAATTAGTATCCCAACCGTAGAAACCTAAGCGTGCTTCGGTATCATAATAGTTGAATTCAATACCACGATCCAGATTGTCATCAGTTGTAGGAACAGTATCACCACCAAGTAGAATAGTGACATCATCTACACTCAGTTGTGTTGAATTAACTGTGGTAGTTGTACCATCAATCTGAAGGTTACCGAAGATGCGAACCAACCCAGTAGCGGCACGATCATCGCCAGGGTCAAGATTCATCGTCGCATTCGATGTTGCGATGTAGTTATCTTGGAATCTTGCATCTTCGACCCAAACTTTACCAGTTGCTTCAGTTGCCTTGATATCAACTATGTCGTCTCCAGTGATAACAACATATGCAGTACCAGCACCAGCATTGGTTGAGGTGATATTGAGGAATCTAGCAGTTGAAGCGTCTTGAGTTAACTGGAAGGTAAGGTTACCATCCCCAGTCTTATCCAATGTCTGAGCAACAGTGCCGTCAAGAGTAATGTCAGGGTCAGAGAAATACGACCGTACATTAACATCAAGTTCGCCAGCTCCGCTGTCCCCCGTATTATTAGCGCCAACAAGTA